TGCATTCACCTGCTCGGCGGCGGCGTGGTACTGGCTGTAGTTGCCGGCGGTGGTTTCGGCAACGGCAGAGAGCGTAACGCCGGCAGCGGGCGCATCAGGATCGCCGGCAGATCCGGCGGGGGGGATGCCTGCCGCAGCGGCGTCGTGGAGCTGCACGAAGCCAACAGGCACAGAGCAAGCGGCATCAGCGGTCGGGGTGACATAGACGGGAACCTCTTTGGTGATGGTGGCGCCGCGCTCATGAACTACCTGCACACGGTCCACGTACTCGGTCACGACACGGGTGGTGGCCTGTGCCAGTTCCAGCCTGCTGGCCAGATCCTTCTTCTCCGCGTTGGCACTGGCCAGGTTGTGGTTGGCGCTGTCCAGCGCCGCCGTTGCACGGCTCACGCGCGCCTGCTGCCAGCTGAAGAGGCCGGCGGTTGCCGCTACCAGGGCGGCCACGGCGAGGGCGCGGTAGAGCATCAGCGTGCGCCCAGCGCGGCCAAAGCGCGGGTGGTGCGGGCGATACGGTCAGCCATGCCGTTCGGCGTGGCGCGGCTACGGGCGTTGCCCAGGTTCACTACGCGGCTGACGGCCAGCACGTCGCGCTGGTCGGCATAAGCGTTGAGGCTGTTGTCGTGCCAGAATGCGGCCGCCCCCATTGCACCGATCTCAGGCTCGATCAGCAGGCGTGGCATGTCTTCCAGCGGCTGTCCGATCAGCTGGCCGATGTGACGGTAGTTGCCCCGGCCGGTGTGCATCATCGGGCCACGACCGCGATACCTGAAGCCGTCGCCACTGGCCTCGTTTCCGTTGCCGTTTCGGTTGGCATAGACGCGATTGCCCAGCTTGGTCGGCTGGTGAACGAACGAGGCCGCCTCGGGGGCCGCAACGTATCTGCCGAAGACCTCGAGCAAGCGCTCGCGGCTGTAGCTGAGCGATTCCTCGATCCGGGACAGGCTGAGGCTTTCGTGGCCAACCTGGGCGAGGAAGTAAGCGGTACGGACGGGCGTGTTGATCCCGAAGCGCTTCATCGCAGCATTGAGCGGTGCCGCCCAGCGCTGGGCGCGGGTGAGTGGGCACTGCATGATCTGCGCGAGTTGTTTGGCGGTCAGCACGTCAGTTGCTCCCGAACAGATGCGCGACGTTACCGCGCGAACGATAGGTGGCTACCAGCAGCACCAGCAGCAGCACCAGCTGCCAGCCGCTGACGTTGGCGCGGGCGCCCTGCAGCAGGATCTGCAGCGCCTGGCCGCCCGTGGCGGCAATCAGCAGCCATGCGCACCAGGCAATGCCAGGGCGGTGGCTGGCCCCGGGCGCAGGCCGGTAGGTCAGCAGCCGGATGCAGATCGCCAGGCTGAACAGCAGCGTGGCGGTGGTCATGAACTCAGCCATCGGAGCCTCCACGGGGCAGGCGGGTCACATCAGCCGTGCGGCTGCGCTCAATCATGCTCAGAGTCAGCGTGACGATGACCGCCGCGCAGATGAATGCGGCCAAGCCAGCGGACACCACGCCAAAGCGCTGCATGACTTCGGTGCCGCCCAGATAGCCGGCCACAACGCTGATGGCCAGATAGACCAGGCGCTTCCAGATTGGCAGGTTCTTGGCCGATACGACGAACAGGGTGGCGCCGGCGAAAGCGCCGAGAAAGGCATCGGTCTGCATGCCCGGCAGGATCGACGCGAGGCCGACTCCCGTCGCCAATGCTGCGATGCTGCCGGTGGAGGTTGGTTCGGTCATCTCAATCCCATAGCTGAACAAGAGGGCGCATTACTGCGCTGGTGGACGGTGCGGGTACGTCGGGTAGCTCCACGACAGTGCCGATGGGCAGAACCGGCCCATGCAGGCTGATGCCGTAGTTCAGTGCATGCGCCTTCTCGACCATGCCGGCGGTGGTGCCCAGGTGCCGGTGGCAAAGCGCATCGAGTGTGTCGCCCTGCATCGAGACGACGCGCATCAGATCAGCTCCACCGTGACGCGCGACAGGCCCTGCAGGTCGCAGATGGCGTTGCGCAGATCGCGGCGGATCTCATCAATGGTTGGTGTCAGTTCCTCCGCACGCTGATTGCCCTGTGCGGTGGCGTCATAGGAGCGGTAGCGCTCGTGCAGCTCAACGGCAGTGGCGCAGCCAACGGCGCGGTGGAACAGGTGCACCAGCCGCGATTTGCCGTCCACTACCTGCGCCGGCACGTCCGAAAGGCTGGTGTGACCGGCGGCTTCTTTCTCCGCCTGCCACCCGGCCAGCTCCCGCGTAACGTCCATGACGGCTGACACCACAGTGCTGCGCATCCGCGGCGCCTGAATGTCACCCGGCACGCGGATCACCTCACGCAGCGCAGCCACGTCCACTTCCGGCCAGAACGCGCCGGCGTTGATGTTGGACTCCTTGGGGGGAGGCGATGCGTTGGCAACAAATCCGCTCATAGGGGCCTCATAGGTCGCCGGTGGTCGGGGCGTCACGTCAGGGGGAGAGAAGCCCTTCAGATCAGCCCCGAGCCGGCGGGGTCGCGGGGTACGCTCGGTGAACGGCTCAGCCGGTGGGTTGGCTGGCCGTGTGTTTCTTCAGGAACCGCTCGGCGTGTTCCAGATCCTTCTTGCCGCCGCAGGCCTCATGTAGCGTGAGGGCGCGTTTGAGCGACTCCACGGCGATGATCAGCTGCTGCTCGGTCGGTGGGTTTTCATCATTGGCAGAGCGCAGCACCCACCGGCCACGGGCGAGCAGCAGCTTGGCGCGCACCTGATCGGGCATGTCCTGGCCATCGGTCAAGGCGATGGCCTGATCGATTACCGCCGCATCGAATTCTGTCCGAGTCCGCAGGGCAACAAGAGCGGCCTCGGCGACTTCCTCGGCCACCAAGCAGCCGGTGGTCCGTTCGAAGCGGTCCGGCATGGGCAGGTCGTGCTGCAGGGCATACGCGGCCACGCGCAAGGCCTCGGGATAGCGGCCGGCGTCGATGTTCCACAGCATCACTGTGGTGATCACCTCATCCGCCGCGCCGCGCCCGGCCTCCAGCACCCCTTCGATATAGCTGTCGTAGGCGGGCAGAAGATCAGCCTTCAGCTTCGCTTTGCCCTCGGTCGACTGGATCTGCTTCAGTCGGCCACGGTCGTTGGCCAGCTGCAGCAGCATCTGCTCATAGATGCCGGTGCCGTCCATCAGCTGGTCCGGGGCGGTGCTGGCGGCCGCCTTGGCCGCCAGTGCGCGTTCCATATGCCGTCGGGCAGGGCTGCTGATCACCGGCTCAGTCTCCGACCTTGATGTTCTCGATGACGCAGCCGAGGCCGTAGTCCTCGATCACGTAGCCGTCGTTGGACGACTCGAAGTTGGCGATGCGGTTCTTCTGCGGCTGCTCCTGCAGGTAGCGGCGGCGACCGCCGATCTGCCAGTACAGCGACAGATTCGACAAGGTCGTGATCATGATCGCGTTGGCCGGGATGAACGGTACATCGACCGGCTGCAGCCCGCCGATGCGCTTGGCGCCCAGCACCAGATCCGCAGCCAGCTGCTCGGTCGGCGCGTTGTCCTTGTTGATGATCGGGAAGTACTTGTCGTGGATCAGGTCGCGGCCGAGGATCACGCGCAGGCCCGGATCATGGCGGTGCCACGGATCGATCATGGTGGCCACAGCGTCCATCACCAGCGCGTCGAGGTTGGCGTAGTCCGCATCCGCGCCGCCGATCTTGACCACCCCCGCCTTCTCGCCCTCGCTCATGACGCGCTCGGCGGCGTGCTCGCGGTACTGCTGCAGCCAACCCTTGTTCACGTCCTGCAGGATCGGGTTGGCGGCGCGGTCGGTGGTCTTCGCCACGCTGGTGCCGTTGAACCCGATCATGATGCGGTCCAGTGCCTGGCGCTGAACGATGGAGTCCCGCACCAGATGCCGGAACTTGGGCTGTGCGGCCCAGGCATCGAGACGCGCATACGAAATGGCGGTGTCAAAGTCGGTCTGGACGCACAGGTACTTGTTGCTGTCCAGGTCCGTCACGTCGCGCGGCTTGCGCTCGGCATCGCCGCTGGTATCGGTGCGGCCGGCGATGGTGCTGGATACACCCACGCCGACCCTTTCGCCCTGCAGATCGGTGACCGGCACCATGTTGATCGCCTGCAGGAAGGCGCTGCTCTCCTGGATGCGGCGCTCCATGGCCTGCTGCACAGAGGGTTCGATGGCGAACATGTTCGCCGGGTTGCTCACGCCATTGAGCTGCGCGATGCGCTGGGTGTACGCATCGTACTGGCGACGGGTTTCGGGACGCATGGGTGCTCCAGATGCTTGTAGGTGGGGACGGGGATCAGCAGTCGATGTCGTCGTCGCCGGCAGGGCCGGTGACAGGCGGGCGGCGGTTGAACGGTTCC